TTCGCCATGACGTCCTCCAAGTAGGATTAGCCAGCGAAGTTGGCAGGGCGATCGCTGGCAGGTTGTAGATACTGCCTGGACCGCACGCCATCCGGGGCGCGGTAGTTTCAACAGCTTAGCAGATGTCTGCTCTTGCTTGCGAGAGCAGAAGACGCGTTTTCCTATGCGACAGCACTTGCCTACTGCGAGCGTTCGCGTCCGACTCCTCGTCCATCAGGTCCATTAATCGGCCGGCAGCCGAATATATATTGCCATCGTCCTCCGCAGACGAACGTTGCCGAATGGCCGCCAGTGCCGAGCGATAGATAACCAGCTCGGAACCTTCTAAGTGTGCGAATGGATACGAATAGCGGGCCTTCGTGTCATGGTCGGAGTCAGTATTCTCCGCAAGGTGGGCCTTCGCGAACCGCTCCCAGTCGTCACCGTCCGCGCCAAGCAATCGATTCCCATCAGCCGCGTCAAACGACCAACTACCACTCGCGTTGAATTGCCCAGACCGTATGCGCTCTGTAGCGTAATCCTCGCTCGCCTTACGTACCCGTCGCTCCCCGAGGATGACGGGCGGCTTGCAAAACAGCGTGTGCCCATCTCGGAACAACCCGCGGGGAATATCGCACGCCGCCACCTCCGCTTGCTCAACTACACTATCCACGAACCCGAACTCCAGAGACGTTGCGCTATCGAACCAAGTCTCCTCCTCCATCCATTGCCTGATTGTCTCTTCTGGTAGCTGCGTCTTCGTCGCGTATGCGTTCACGATATGCTTATCAATCGTCTGTAGAACGCCAGTCATTCTCTCTATCTGCTTCATACCCTCGACCATAGTGTTCTGATCGCCGATGAACCGCAGCTCTGTCCACGAGTTGTGGATCATGATCTGCGCAGAACTCGCCATCCGAGTCTCTGTCACTGACCCGCCTGCCATCGCAACAACCGATGCGATACTCGCGGCGATGCCGTCGATGTGGACCACGACGCCGACCGGACTGGCCGCCAGCGCGTGTGCCATCGCCAACCCTTCGAACACGTCGCCGCCGTATGAATTGATACGGACGTCGATAGAATCGGCGCCCGCGTCCGCCAGTTCGTTGACCTGCGTCCGCACAGACTCCGCAGACACGCCGCCGCTAGTCTTTCCAATTTCTCCGTAGATCAGGACTTCGCTTGTCTTGCTGCTGGAGTTGCTTCCACGCATTGCTCGTAATCTCCTTCGCTAGAGTCGTAGGCCAACCGTTGTCGCCGTCGAAGTACTCCTCGATAGCTTCCTCCAACTTTTCCTGCTGCACCCTCCCAGACAACTCCAGCAGTCCTTCTCGCTCGTGGCATGCGTGGCGTTCCGCTATGGCGTCCGCCGTGCATTCCACCTTAATGATTGCCAGCACGCTGATAATCGGTTCCATCGCTTCCGATACGCGCTTCTCAAATGCCGGCATCCAGCGGTCCAACCACCTCAGGAAATTCGGCGCACGGGCTGCGCGGGCCGCTTGTGCGCGTTCGATCTTGCGAAGCTTTTCAATGCGTTCAGAGACTAGGTTCTCGATCGCGACCCGGTCGGCCTCCAATAACGGCGCTCGCTTGCGTTGGCGCGTTCTTGCTGCCGGCTGTGGATTGATAGCCGGGTTGCGATACTCGTCTCCACCCGTGCGCCGTCGGTTCATGTTCAACAGCCTCCGCGCTTCGTTGACGCTCAGCACCTCGGCGCCTATTAGCTTCACCGCAAGCTCAGCCGTTTGCGCGGTATCCTGTTCTAACAGGCTCCGAACGTTGTGCTCAAAGTAGAACTCCCGCTCAGTGCGTTGCTCCGCTGTGAGCAGTTTCAGGTCCGCTTCACTCGTCCACTTGCGCAACCACGGGCGCAACGTCTGCTGCAAAAACCTCCGGTTTTCCTCAACGATCGAGTTGTACCCAGTTCGTGAATCGTCGTTGAGTAGATGCGGCGGGAGGTTGAACCAAGACGCGGTTTCAACGCGTTGAAACTTTCGCGACTCCAACCACTGCGAATCCTCGTTCGATATCGCCAGAGGCATCGCGTCGACGCCGCCGCTTAGGACCGCCGTACCGCTGCTGGCGTCCAAGCCCTGGTGGATGTGGTCCCAGCCGCGGCGGATTTCGTTGGCCTTGTCCGCGCTGATGGATTGCGCCACTTTCAACACGACGTTAGGCCGCGAGTTGTTCCGGAAGTGTTTGCTGCCGTGCTTCTCTGCGCCGAGGCCCAGCCCCCACGAGTTGCGCGCAAGCGTCACAACGGAATACCCTTGTAGGCCGTCGGTCCCGAGGCCCCGCAAGTGGAAGACCTGCCGAGCCAATAGCATCCTCGGTCGCTCGCTCGGCCCTGCTGACGTCCAATAGAACAACTCCCCCGAGTCGCTCAGCTCTGGATACGTGAGGTCAGGTCGGAGAAGTCGCATCTCCACCGCTTCGCCGGCGCCGTTGCTAAAAATCTCCGCGTAGCCGTTGCCGCGGAGCAGCGCGTGACTTTGTATCGTTTCCCGAAATGTGAACGCGCTCGTTTTAACGGGCCTCGCTGTACCCTCCGGGCTGACGTTAAACAGCGCCCACGACGCATGGCTACGGTCGCGGGTGCGATCGTCATTGCTGTCGCGTCGGTATATTTCCAACGGCAACCCTGCGACAGTTTGGCTGATGATACTGACAGCCTGCCACACACTGCTATAGGTCATCGCCGTTGATGCGTTGACCTTGACGCCGCTGTCACTGGTCGCCGTACCAGTCAGACCGTCAACATACCAGTCGGTCGGCTGGTATGTTGTTGCGCCTCGCACTTCCGTCACGCGAGGATTTAGTACCGCGTGATCTATACCAACTAGAATCTCACTGTCCATGATTAGTATACCGCCGGTTCGAGGGCTTCCTCAGTCATCGCCAAGGCCAACGCTACAACCATTGCTGTCACCGCATCTATACGCCCTGTAGGGGTACCCTTCACCGGCCGAATCAGTCGACCGTCGCTTGTGGGCTTCGTTTCAACACAACTGATTTGCCAGTCGATCGCATCGTTCGGGAGGTGCTTCAGGTCCCCCGCCGCTACAACCGCCTCGAATTCCTTACTCGGTTCGGATAGCGTGCGATAGTTCTGTGGTGCCTCGCGAACTTCAATCGATTCTTTTGGCAACTGCTGGAACATCCATTCCGCATTATGAGGGTCCATCGCAACTAGTGTGCAGCCATACGAGCGGCATATCTCAACGATGCGCTTTAATACATACTCTTGGTCTACGCGATTCCCTGGCGTGTATTCAACAAATCCGGCGCGGTGCCATAGCGAATAGGGAACCCGATCTTGCCGCTCTCGCTCTTCCGCTATGTCAGCCGGTAGCCAGTTCCAGCAACGGGTAGCATACCCGCTCTCCGTCTTGCGCATCAACGCGAACGACGTCAAGTCAATCTTAGCGCTCAGATCGGCGCCGCCAAACCACGGCCCACCGTCCGGTAACTCCTCGCATTCGCCGCGCTGCCAATCATCCACACGCAACCAACGCGAGAATTGAGACGTGTGCTGATTGAGATACAGCCGCCGAAAGTCGTTCTCATATCGCGGAATCTCTATGGCCCTCCGCGCCAGGCGGCGCATCTCGTCGAGGCTCCGAAAGTCGCCCAGCGCTGGATTCACTCTTTTCCATACTCGCTCATCTTGCCAGTCCTCGTCAGCCTCGGCCTCGTATATGATCGGCAAGTAGTGTGGGTCTTTTATTATCCCAGCGCGTACGTTCTTTGCGTACGTATAAAGCTCATATTCGAGAAACGTCTTGCCCGTCAAGCCTGCCGTTGTGATCGTTATAAATAGAGGCTCGCGTTTCTTTCCTAGGCCAGTTTGCAACGCTGTATAACAATCGCGGTCCTTGAGTGTGTGAAGCTCGTCATAGCAGATCATGTTGGGCCGCAGGCCATGGAGGCTTCCCGACTCGCCAGCCAACGCCCTGAACGTACTGCCGCGTTTCTTGTGTATGACGAGTTTCTTACTGGGTACAAGCGTGACCAGCTTCAGTAGTTCCGGTTTGTCTTCAATGATCGCAACCGCGCTGTTATACAGTATCGCCGCCTGGTCGCGACTGTACGCCGCACAATAGTATTCTCCGCGCCTTACCCTGTCGCGAAAGAACCGCTCCAGCGTGATCGCCGCCGCCAGCTCCGTCTTTCCATTTCCTCGCGGAAGCCATATTCCACAATCTGTATACTGCCGCCGACCGTCCGGCTGTAGTGTACCTAACAGCGTTCGGATAATGTCACACTGCCACGGGCGCAGGTTGAACGGTTCGCCTGTGCTGGTACCCAGGTGATTAATGAACGCAATCGCACTGTCGCCCTGGTTCTCTATCACGCCAGCAGTCTCTCAAACTCTGTCAAATTCGCGTCGCCCGGAACCACCAGGCGGGCCGCGCTGCTTGGCGTCAGTCCCCATTCAGCTTGCAGGTTCATCAGTTCTTTCCTCGCTTGGTGCATCTCCAGCGCGTATGGGTTCCGCCGCAAGTCCGTTTTGCTGTCGCCGCGTTCGGCGAACACATAACCATAACGGTTACACGCCTGCAACGCTGTCAGGTAATTCGCGTACGTGTGGCAATACAGTTCAAGACTGTGATGAGCTACGCGAGACAATAGCCCGAATGACTCCAGGGTATCGCACAGGTCAACCCACTTCGCGCGCCCGACCTCGTCAAGTGTATCTGGCATGGGCGGCTGCCCAGGCGGCGGTTGTGGCTCAAACTCATTTAACCGCCGTTTGTCGTCTTCGCCGTGTAGTAGTTTTAACTTTGTTGGCTTTCGTTTTCTTCCCATGTCGTTTCGCCTTTCTGCCGGTCAGGCTTTCCCAGCGGTTCACGATCACGTCACAGTACGCCGGGCTGATTTCCAGGCCGTAACATTTGCGGCCGAGTTGTTCGGCTGCGATTAGGGTCGTGCCGCTGCCCAGGAATGGGTCGTAAACGAGATCACCGCCGTCGGTATAAGCCGCGATGAAAAACGACGGCAGCCCAACGGGGAACGCGGCAGCGTGGCCCAATGCCGTGTGGCTTCCCGTGTGGGGCGGTATCCGATTGCCGGGAAACGCAAAACCTGGGACAAGGTCGTTGCCCTCCACTGCGCACGCCCCTCTCCCTTGGCGCTTCGCCGCATTGGTGTCACCTGCTCCAACGCCCATCGCTTGCGGCACGCTTTCCGACGGGTGCCGGACTGTCTCCGGCCTGATTTTCCAATCCGCCATGGCGAACTGAAAGATTGGTTCGAATTGATTCTTGAAACGTCGCGTGACTTGCTGCGGGATGCCCATTCGCTCCCAGCAAAATTCAGTTGCAAAATGCCAGCCCCAGTTCCGGACGTGAGCACACACTAAATCAAAAACATATAACGAGGTGTCTAAGCCGTCTGCACATGGCTTGATGTTCACAAACCAGGAGCCATCATCGGCCAGGAAACGCTTGACGTTGGCCTGTACCGACTCAAACCACTCAACGTAGTCGTCAGGCGGTATAGGCTTGAATGCCGTGGTTTCGTCATATTTCCGCTGCGACGCATAAGGGGGTGAAGTGAACGCCAGGTTAACCTTCGGACCGCCGAGGAGCGTAGCGACGTCGTCGGCATTCCTGGCGTCGCCGCAGAGCAGACGGTGATCGCCCAGCAGCCATAGGTCGCCCGGCTGCGTGATCGGATCGACTGGCGGCTCCGGCACTTCGTCCTCGACAACTTCGGCCGACTGTTCGACCCCTTCCGCCTTGGCCAAACTCTCTGCCATGGCCGCCGCCGCGTCTGAATCAAACCGCATCCCCTCCAGCAGGTCGGCCAGCTTTCCGGCGTCCGTTGTCGCCATGGCAGCCAGGGGGTCGTGCGTGGCTAGGATCACGTCAGCCTCAGCCTCGTCCACGTCGAGAATCAGGACGGGAATCTTGCTCTCGGGGCTAAGCTCTGCGCGTAGATGGCCGTCAATTATCTCCAGACCGTCGCTTGTCTCTCTGGCGAGTATCGCGTCAGCGTAGCCGACCTGCTCCAACACGCCAGCCATCGCCGAGCGCTGCGAGTCTGGATGCGTTCGCCAGTTTTTCGGGTTCGCTCGCAGGTCCTTTACTCGCACTCGGCGCAGGCTTTTTATTCGGTCGCGGTAGGCGGGCAAGACGCGCTCCTTTGTTGGTTTGGAACTGGGTTTGGAACTGGGTTTGGAACTGGGTTTGGAACTGGCCGAAACCGAACCGGTTCGATATCGC